TGCTACGTAACCCAAATCCAGATACCCTGCCATTTACGTCTATTCTGAATGAGGCTTCTGCTTCTAATTCATTTTCATAATTTTTTCTCGCAGTAAGCAGCGTACCTACGGTAGCTGTATCTACCCCATCGAATACCTGTACTGTTTTTACTATTTCGGCTAAAGGCAATCCAACATTCCAAGTAGCCTGATCGCCAGGGTTAGCAATATTCCAAGTATCTACCCCAGCGCTATCTAAAATATTACCATTGTCATCAAAAGGCGAACCAGTAGCATCTAGCGTAGCGTATCCAATTTTAGTGGCCTCAACCGTGGCTATCGCTGCGCTGGCTATGGCAATAGTACCGTCACGTACCGTTACCCATGCAGGGGTGAATAAAGTATCATCCCAAATATACGGACGATTTTCATCATCGGTATCAAACCATAAATCCCCTCCTGAAATACTGCCTGTAGGCGCCGTGGGCGTTAAATAGGTAGTAATCTTACCATCTGCAGTAGCTTGTGCTCCACTAGCCGCTGCGGCAGCGTTAAGAGCGGCCTGATCTTCAATAATTACCCATTCGACACCATCCCAACGGTTTAATATTTTTTCATCACTTACATACCAAAGATCCCCTGTGTTATCTATTTTGGTTTGGGCATCCCATCCGGCTGAAGGAGGTGAATCAGCATTAGCGTAAAAAGTATTAATTTTACCGTCGATTAATCCAATTAAATTAATTGTATCGCTAGCGTAATCCCCACTGATCCACGTAGATAAAGATAGATCGGCTATAGGGTCCCATTTCGCACTAGTATTAGGGTTTTCGCCGGTAACTGTAGCATTGGCCCTATACCCAAAACCACTGTACATTACCGCTTGCCCGGCTAAGTACGTATACCCTGCATCATAATTATCTGCAGCGGCGGCACCAAATTGAACCAGCAATGCGTCTACTGATCGCGCATACACTTCGTTTTCTGTAGCACGCGTAGAAGCCTCTGTTAAAATAGCCCCAGTGTTGTTATCTACAGTGACTTGTAAAGCTGCTGCTGTTCGGGCGAGTGCGCTATCCGAATCTGCGGCTACATAGTTTAATTCTATGATAGAGGAAGTATTTGTACCCACTGTGGCAGTCAGTGAACTTATAGTTGTAGCTAATGCAGTATCTTCATTTGCCCGAGTCGTCTCTTCAGTAATGATACGGGCTAGATTCGTATCGATAATAGCGGCTAATTCCAAACGATGTTGCGCAGTAGCTTCCCGTTCTGTGGATACTTCGGCAGTTAGGCTCTCTTGTGCAAAAGCTAAATCAATCCTAGCTAATTCCCTGTCTTTATAGACTTGTAATAGATTACCTAAAGTCATTTCATCCGTTATTTCTACTGAATTAGCTAATCCACGGATATCTTTTACAGTTTGTGTGATACTTGCGCCATCTATTGAGGATAAAGTCACCTCTGCGTCTGTTATGCGCACATCTAACCCAGTTACGGGGTCGTTTATCTCAGAATCATACTGGGTTTGTGTAACACGTAGTCCAATATCTGTCGCATTTTGGCTGATATCACTCTCAGCAGTAGTAAGTCTAGCCTTTACACCTGTAGTAGGCGCATCAATATCTGCATCGTAAGTCGTTTGAGCTACTTTAAGAAGAATATCCCCCTCTGCAGCATCTAAAGCTATCGTTAAATCATTGTATACGTAGCTTTCTAACGTATTTAGCGAAAGCAAGTCTGCACTATCCAATACGGCTGCCGCAATAGAATCATTTACGTAAGCAAATGTAGCTGTGAGTGTTAAAGAGGCATCTACTGCGTCTAATCGGATACCCAAATTAGTCTGGGTTTGTTCCGTATCTTCTATAAAATTATTAAATGCATAAATTTCAGCTAATCCAGTAGCAGGATTAATATGTATACCTGCATCTGACATATTTTTATTCAAAAAATGTACTTCTGTTAAAGCAGCTAAAGCGCGTTCTGCCATATCATCGGACAATTCTAATAGTTCACGCGAAGTATCACTTAAATCGGTTGTACGTAGACTTAATGTGCTATCTCTAAACGTCTCAAATGTAGAATTCTCTACAGTAACTGCTGTGAGATTTGCCAAATCCGATATGATATCGCCAACAGCACTATCTGTAGTTGTGCGGTATCCGTCAAACTCATTGTAATTAGTTAATACGTCACCTTGCACTACTGTAATTAGTGCATTTACTGCTGTTATATCGTTGGTAACTTGATCATCTAAATCAGATACTAGAGAAGTTAATCCTCCTAGAGCTAAAGCCGCTTCGGTAGCGTAATGTAAGGCAGAGTATTCACCGTTAGCTACGATAGAATTATGAGGATTACTGGCCCATTTCTCTGCCCATTGTTGGGCATTCTCGGCGGCGAGTGCTTGGATTAACGTATCATTTGCCAAGGTACTTGCAGAGTCAATATAACTAAAAGAAGAGTTAGCCCAAACCTCCGCATTGAACTCACTAGTTTGTGCAGCCGACTGTGCAACTTGTGCGGCAGCAGAAGCAGTAGAGGCGATATTGGCATCAGTATTAGCTGTTGCAGCGTCTTCCGCAGCAGTTACTGCCGCAGCCGTAGCTGTAGCGCATGAAGTAATTGCAGTGTTTGCGGAATTTAAAGCGGATACAGAAGGGGCTTCCCAAATAACACCTGTATAAAAACGCAGTGTATTAAGTACAGTACTCCAGTAGAAATCCCCTGCTTTTAAAGGAGCACCGCCATTGCCTATAACAGGGGCATTTGCTAATGCACCTAGATACTGGTCTTGGAAATCCACAAATACAAGGGATATCCTATCGGCTGCTGTAGTAGATGCTGTGGCTGCCAATGTTGCCGTATCCGCTTTCGCTTCAGCATCTGTTGCAAATCCAGCAGCATCATCACGATACCCTAGTGCGGTTACTGCTGAGGATTCTGCTTCTGTTGCACTAGTATCTGCTTGATCCCGATAATCTAATGCATTAGCAATAGCTGCTTCTGTAGCCGGATCTAGAGCCATCCATTCGCTTCCAATTTAGTAGTAGTAGTTCGGTCTTTATTACCTAAACCATCTGATTTAATTTGCTGCACCGCTGCCAGAAACTTATTGTAGAAACTTATTGCTTCTGGGTTTTGGGCACTAATACCAGAGAAAATCTTATGAATAGTATAGTTAAGTAGGGCCTCTGTGTACTGGTTCCCAATAGGAATTATAACCGTCTCCGGCGTGAACCCTGAAATGGGTAGTAATACCGGGGAAGCTTTATATCGTACAAAGAAGCTAGTCTCTTCGATAGTAGGCGCAATGATGGTGTTGTAAGAATCCAGAAAGAAGGATTCCACTTCTGGGGACTCATCGTTGAAGGGGTAAGCTACCTTTTCAGAATCCCTTATTGCATGGATATCGATAACATCATTAAGAAAAGGAATACCCACAGTATCAATAATGTATTTAGGAAAAACATTATCATCTGTGTTATTCGGATCACTTACAGCATAGTTATTATGCAAAGTATACTTAGTAGTATCTTCTTGCACTTCTATCTCTATTTCATTCCATTTTAAAGAGAAACGCTTATAAAGCTCTATTAACCCTAAGTTGATATTAGTAACTACATAAGGGTAATTGTTGGAATTAATCTCTCCATTAACAATCCCCCCTACATTGTACTGACTTAATTCACCATAGGTGAGGTAACGAAAGAATTCGTCCAGAAACATAGCAACCCACCATCATACAATATAGGAATTAGTTAATTCTTGGCTTTCGTCTTCATCTCCCCAGATTACGTCATGCGTACCTTTAGCCGTAGTGGCAGACATTGGGATTGATTGGCTAGGTTTCCAAGCTTTCATAGATGCTAACATAGAAACGGTATCAATAAAATCATCATTTTTAGATTTTAACCCACCTACTGAAGCTAAACTCAGTTCGTCTACCGCCTCTTTTAGAACCTTACTATTACGCATTTCTTCTGGGAAGAATATCTTACCCATTTTAAAGAAAGGTACCATTAACAAGAAACGAGTCAGCTTATCTGTGGTAGGGCGAATACCCTCTTTGCTGGTATTCTCTTGGGTAGCCAAATTGAAATAAATATTACGAGTAAGCATCTCATTCTTGATCCAAGTAATAAACCCAGCTTGCTGCCCACTCACCTCTATACCCACAGATTGGGGTGTATATATTTGTGCAAAAGTAAACAATGCATCCAAGTTCTTATCCATGAGTTGTCTTTCTAGCATCCCATCTACCCACAACCAATCCCCGTTGGAGTTATACGCCCATACGCTAATAACACTTGGGTCAGACGCTGTTCTCTCACTGGTAGCAAAGTCAGTAGTAATATAAAAATTAAACGCCCCTCTATTCTGCAATACGGCAGATCTCCGATACCACAATACCTCATCCGTCTGGATCAAACGTTCTTCATCTGACATGATTCTTAACATCATTTCTTGGTTAAATGAGGCTATCTGGCCTGTCTTCAAAGATTTCTCATACTGTTTTAAAACACTGTCATAGGTAAACCGGTCTTCCCAAGCCCCTACAAACTCTTCCCTAGTACAAGGGAATTTCTCGCATACAGGAAATACGTTTACTTTCCATGCTCCTGATTCCACCGCTTTATACAAAGGATCTCTACTGTTAAATGGGGTACCTGACCATATGATCTTACGCATAGTGGGATGCAATGCATAATCCACAGCCCTATACACAGTATCTTCAATTGTACTAATTACCGTAGGACTCTTCGCATCTGTATCACTTACCAAGTCATCCAATACTGCTAACACTGGTCTAGTACCCAGTTCCTTTGATCCACGTACACCAGTGGATGCTCCATACCCTTTTACAATTAACTTGTTACCCCGTTTATTGCCAAACTCCCAACGTATATCCGTAAACCGGGTATTGGGTACATAGTGTTGTAGGAACTCCGAATTCTGCCATCGATATTCCAAGTTCATACGCATATTCTTAACACCGTTCTCAATACTATCCGATACGTATATTCCTAACGGTACTGGCCCAAATCCAGGAATACTTTCATATACCGCCAAATACAAGAACAAATACTCACCCATCAAGGTGGTTTTGGCTGATCCACGAAATAGCATATTCAAGATATCCATTCCATTACCTGGAATCTGATCCAACATCTTATAATGTAATACCGGGGTTAGATTCTCCTCTCCTCCGCCCCCATTTACTAATTTTATGAAGTTCACAAACCCTAGAGCAAACTCTCCAGGAATGTAATTCTTATGCCTCAAATCCACATTATTAACATAATCTTCTACAGTACGATTAGTCATACTTCTTCAACCCATGTCTTGTGTTTGTATAAAATACAGCATAGCTGCATCAATATGCTTAACCAATACCTCGAATCCACTTATATCATCGCAAATAAGCCACTCCTGCTCCCCACTGAGCCATTCTATTAAGATCCTACCCCTACCCTTCAGGGTAATTCCTAACATGGCTCTAACATCGTACCAGGAGCTTTCATACGGGAACTTCGATCCATAACAAATATTAAGCATCAGGTTCTACGTCAAATACCTCTCCTTCAGTAATTCTACTATGGGCTATTTCCTTCGCACTAAACACCCCTGATTCCAATACTCGCTTCTGTTCGGCCACCAATGCCATAGTAGATTTACGTAGTTCATCGATACTAGTGTCTTCTTTGATGCCCACATTCAGATCAATCTTCAACCCTTCAGGCTTCTTCAAGTGATGCATCAAGCTGTTAGCTGCATCGGACTGCACTTTCTCAGACCTTGCATGGATCATTAAGTGTGCCTGACGATTAATCGCTTTCTGGAATACATCTGCATTGAGGATGTACGAGGGAACCAGTGTTTGCTCATAGATTTTATTTACTAACTGGTTCTTATTGTAATTAGAACTGAAGCTACTAATCGTACTATCCGGGGTATTCTCCCTAAGTAACCGTGCATACCTCTGAGGAAAGGTCTTGATATACGCTTCTTGGTTCGTTGATCCAAGGAGTTTAAAACTCACAAACTTCACCGCATTGATGTAGTCCTGCATCTTGTACTTACCTTCAGCCATCACACTCCCATAGCTCAGTAAGTTATCCCTAAAGCTCTCCCTCAACTCTGGGTCCAACAGTAATTGGTTCACGTGATCAATGTGTTCTTGGTGCACTTTACCTTTTACTTGCTTAGGCAATGCACACATGAATTCTTCTTTGGTTAATCCAACAATTGGATCAGGAACAGTGGTAGCTGGGAGTGTAGACATAAGGGTACCTTATATAGAGTTAATATAGGTACATAGTACTACTAGTATTCTTTTTTAGATAGTCACTAGAAAGGTATAGAAATATTAAAAATTTTTTGTATGAAATTTGATCGAAAATCTATGGAGATTTTTAATCTGCTTATTTGTGCAGTGCTGGGGGTACAGATCCACT